GGGACGACGGGACTTGCCAAGCTGGAATTCATGCGGTCGACAACCGACGAATCAGCAAAGGCCCAGGCCAGCGCGTCAAAGGTTTTCGGCAACGGTGGAAAGCCAACCGGCGTGCTGATGATCGACAAGGTACTAGACAAAGAGCAACGCAAGCAGATTCAAGAACGATTCGGTGAAATGGCGTCAGGCTCGACTGCCAGGCTCTTCGTCCTTGAAGCGGCGATGAAGTATCAGCAACTAAGCATGTCGCCGGAAGATCAGCAACTGCTTGAGACGCGGCGCTTCCAGGTAGAGGAAATGTGCCGCTGGTTCTCTGTTCCGCCAGTTCTCGTTCATCACTCCAACGTCACGACATGGGGATCAGGCATCGAGGCAATTGTCGACGGCTTTCACAAGCTGGCGATTCGCCCCGTCATCGTCAGTATTGAACAGGCTGTGCGCAAGCGGGTGATGACGCCAAAGCAGCGCGCAACGATGGTCGCCGAGTTCAGTCTAGATGCTTTGCTGCGGGCGTCTGCAAAGGATAGATACGAGATCTACTCCAAGGCAGTACAGAACGGGCTCAAGACACGCAACGAGATCAGGCAACTAGAAAACGATCAGCCGATTTACGGCGGCGACGATCTCACTGTGCAGACGAATCTGATTCCGTTGTCGAAGCTTGGGCAGATGCCGGAACAGCCCGCGCCGCCTGATGTGCCGATCACGCAGTCAGCGCGGCATGAAATGGCAGAGACTCGTTCAACAACTGGCCGACGAAGCCGAAACGAAACGACGACGAAGAGTGTTTGCTTCTACTAATGATGTGAGGGGGTAGCGATGCTGCTGCACAAAACAGTCAAGCTCAGTGACGCAAGTCTGAAAGTAGACAGCGCCGCCGGCAAGTTCTCCGGATATGCGTCCGTCTTCGGCGGCGTCGATTCCTACGGCGACACCATCGTTCGCGGGGCTTTCGAGTCCACGCTACGCAACAACGGCAAGCCGAAGATGTTCTTTAATCACGAATGGACGATGCCCATCGGGAAGTGGACTACGACCAAGGAAGACGAGCATGGTTTGTTCGTCGAAGGCGAGTTCACTCCTGGGCTTAATCTGGCTGCTGAAGTCCGCGCGGCCATGCTGCATGAAACCCTCGACGGCCTGTCGATTGGCGGCTATCTGAAGAAGGGCGACTACGAAGAAACCGAAGGCGGGCGCGTCATTCGGAAATGGTCGAGCCTTGTCGAAGTCAGCCCGGTTGTGTTCCCGGCTGACAGTGCTGCCCGCGTGGGCAACGTCAAGAGTATTGACTTTGAAGCCGTCTTGCCTGAGTGCAAGACCGAACGAGACATTGAACGGCTGCTGCGGGATGCGGGGCTGGGCAAGTGGGAAGCGATGGCGATCGTTGCCCGCGCCAAGGCGGTTCTTATGGGGCGGGATGCTCAAGAGGACGACGAGGCGAACACTAACGCGCTGATTCTTGCGAAGTTGCAACGGATCGCCGCGTAACGCAAACACCCGCAACCGACGACCGCCTCATGGCGGTTTTTTTACGTCAAAGGAAATGAAATGTCCGAAGCAATCCTGAAAGCCCTCGATTCCGTCGAGGCGAAACTGAAGGCGATGGCCGACAAGGCCGAAGGCGAGTTCCAAACTGTCGGCAAAGTCACCGCCGACACGAAGACGGCGCTCGATGCCATCGGTGTCGAGCAGCGCACGCTGGCTGATCGCCTGCTCCTGATCGAGCAGCGCGGCACCGCCACGGGTGGTGAGCCGTCCGATGAAAGCTGGGGCGCGCAGATTGTCAAGTCGGCCAAGTATGGCGACTTTGCCGGCGGCAACCTCCAGAAGCTCCGCGTCGAAGTCAAGAACACGCTGACGGGTTCCGACACCAACGTCGCCCCGGATCGCAAGCCCGGCATTGTTGGCGGCGCTGTTCAGCCGTTCAGCATGGAAGCGCTGCTCCCGTCGACCCCGACTTCGAGCAACGCAATCGAGTTCACGAAGGAGAACGTCTTCACGAACTCGGCGGCGGAAGCGTCGGAAGGTGCTTCGAAGGCTGAATCGTCGTTGACCTGGACTCTGGTGAATATGCCGGTTTCGACCGTCGCTCACTGGATCAAAATCTCCAAGCAGCTCGCCGCCGACGCGCCAGCGTTGGCTGCTTACGTGAACTCGCGTATGCGCTACGGTGTGAACCGCCGCGTTGATACGCAACTTGTGGTTGGTGACGGCATCGCCCCCAACATCAGCGGCACGTACAAGACCGGCAACTACACGGCACACGGCTACGTCAACGCCGACCTTGGTGCAACGCTGAAGAAATACGTCCTGATCCGCAAGATCATGGCCGACCTCTACAGCGCGGGCTATCCGGCCGACGCGATTGTGCTGAACCCGGCGGATTGGGCGACGATGGAAATCGAGTCGTTCACCGTTGCTGCCGGCCAGGGCTTGTTCAGCCTTGACTCGATGGGTCGCCCGATGCTGTTCGGCGTGCCCGTCGTGCAGTCGCTCGGCATGGCGGCTGACACGTTCCAAGTGGGGCGGTTCTCTGAGGCGTACATGGTTCACAACCGCGAAGGCGTGGTCGTGGAAATGTCCGATTCCGACTCGGACAACTTCACGAAGAACTTGATCACGCTTCGTGCTGAACGCCGCCTGGCGCTCGCCACTGAGCGGCCCGCCGCTGTGCGCGGCGGCGACCTGACTCCTGCCTAAAGAGGGGATAGCCCGGCGGCTAGTACAGCGCCGGGCGCTTTTCAATGAGACAAATCGAATTCACCGCCAGCGGATCTTCATCCGTGTTTGGCAACTTCGCACCCGGTGATGTCCTGCGATGCGGCGCGGAAGAGGCGCGGCACTTCGTGGAAGAAGTGAAGTGCGCGAAGTACGTCGATGCGCAGACAGCACAACCGGTTGCAACTAAACGGAAACGGGCGAAGGAATAATCATGGCCGCAACAGTCCAGATCATCGAGAAAACCGGCGCCGGTGGAACGCCCACCGACAAGACGAGCGGAACCGTCCGCTTCAAGAACGCCGACAACGCGACCGTCGATCTCGTCAATCCGATGGTGGTTCCTCCGTCCGGCACCGACTACAGCTTCGAGAAGTGGCTGCGGTTCAACGTCTCCGGTGGCACGTACACGCAGATCACGAACGTCAAAGCGTACAGCGACGGCAGCAACGGCATGGGAACCGGCGTCGGGCTCTATGCCAAGGCCGTGACGAGTTTTGCCACGCCTGCCGAGGCGACTTCGACCGCCGGTTACACGGACTTCTTCTCCTACACCTCGGGCTCTGCTCTGACGCTCGGCGCTGGGCCGTACACCTCGACGGGTGAGAAGGCTGATCACTTGGTGATGATGTGCACCGTTGCCAGTACCGCTAGCGGCGGGGTTACGTCGAGCGAAACGCTAACGATGGCCTGGGACGAGATTTGAACCCGTTTGAGATTTCCATCGAGCAAGGCGTGCGCGTTGCCAGCAATGGCGAAACGTCGCTGATCCTCATGGAAGCTGACGGACTTCTATTCAGGCGCCGCGCTGTAAAAGGCTTCGGCTCCGAAGGCGCAAAGCAAGTCGAGTGGGCAGTCGCTGAACTCGACGGCGTGCGCGTATATGTCGATGGCGACGCCGTCATCGTCACACGCAAGGACATGATGCCGTGAACTCGGCTCTTGGTTAGTCTGTGGCGTTCACGTTCACGCAACTGCGGGGAAGGGGTGTCACTGCTGCACCCTCGCGCCTCGCCGCAGTCATCGGCGACAGCCTCACAGAGCACGCCTTCGGGGCAACGCCGATCTATTGGCAGAACGGGCTGGCAGGCGCACCGCTGCAACTGATAGCAAACAGCGGCCACAGCGGGCAGACGATCTACGGGCTGAAAGATCAGATCAACAGTTCGTATTTGTTGGCGACTGCGCCAGGGCTCGCAGGACTGCCTGCCTTGGGATGGGTCGGGCTTCGGATCGGTTCAAACACCGCGAAGGGCGCCGGTGACGGCGGCGTGCCGCTGGACGCATCGAATCAGGGCTATTACGTCGAGATCATCAATAACCTGCTGTCACGCGCGGAGCATGTCATTGTGTTCCCCGTGCCACCCATCGGCGGCGTCGGCGTCACAAAGAACACTGCGGTTGCAGGGTACAACACCTATCTCCAGGGGCTGTGCTCCGCGAACCCGACGCGGCTGCACTGGATCGACGACTGCGCCGACTTGGTGGACGGGTCCGGCAACATCATCCCCGAATATTTCCTGGTCGATGAG